TATTATTAGTAGCTATTATTATATTAGTAGTTCTTAATCTCTTGCTTAGCTATTGCCTGAGGAGAGAAGAATAGGTTCCTTCGATTACAAGTTCTTAGCTGCGTTTGTGTTGGGCTTCGTATCCAACATTCCAGTTACAGTATTGGGAATCTATATTGTTTACCAACGGATTCTAAAAGAAATCAGAGAGATAATCAACGATGGTCGCTAGAGGAAAACGAGTTGTCGTTCGACAATTACAGACCCGCGCAAGGAGACGTTTACCAGTCGTTCTGGCAACGGCCCCTGTGCGACCACAACGAAAACGACGACAACGAGGACGAAATAACAAACCTCGAGGAGGAAATGGATTTGCCCGAAGATCAAGCCAGGTTCACGAATTCGTATTCTCTAAGGACAACCTCAATGGAAACTCCAAGGGAAGTATCACGTTCGGGCCGTCTCTATCAGAGTGCAAGCCGCTCGCAGATGGCATACTCAAGGCCTACCATGAGTATAATATCACGAACGTCGAGCTGGCGTACATCACCGAGGCCTCTTCCACCTCCTCAGGTTCCATCGCTTATGAACTCGATCCTCACCTCAAGAACACAACAATCCAGTCCAAAATTAACAAATTCAGCATCACCAAGTCTGAGAAGAAAAAGTTCTCTCGGAAGGCTATCAATGGACAGGCATGGCACGACACTTCAGAGGACCAATTCAGGATTCTCTACGAAGGAAACGGAGATGCCAAGATTGCTGGATCGTTCAGAGTCACTATCAAGGTATTGACACAGAATCCCAAATAGGTAGACGGAGAACCGGATCCTCCGGGCCCTGGCCCAGATCCACCACCACCAACACCTGCACCAACACCACAACCACAGCCAACGCCGAAGCACGAAAGATTCATCGTTTATACTGGCGTACCCGAGTCCCGTATTAGTGCGCAATCAACGGATGATTCAATCTCCGTTTATTCTTTGCAAAATCAAAGATTGCGATATATCGAGGACGAAAATGCGAACTGGACGAATATTGAAGCCAGGTGGTACTCTAACAACAATGTTAAAGCCACCCCGATGTTTATTTTCCCAGTTCCTCAAGGCAAGTGGTCGGTTGAGATATCTACTGAAGGATACCAACCAACGTCAAGCACAACAGACCCTAATAATGGGAAATGCGACGGATTGATCGCTTACAGTGATGACGACAAGACGGATGTTTGGAATGTAGGAGTGCAAAAGAACATAACCCTTAGCAACAACAAGGCCGACAATACGTGGAAGTATGGCCACCCAGACTTGGAGATTAACAACTGCAAGTTCAACAATAGGCAAGTCCTGGAACGCGATGCGTACATTTCGTTCCATGTTGAAACAACTGGGCCCAATGCTTCCTTCTTCTTAGTTGCGCCTCCAGTTCAAAAGACTGCCCGGTATAATTATGCCGTATCTTATGGAGCTTGGACTGATAGGATGCTAGAGTTTGGTTCTGTTACTGTTGCACTTGATGAACATTTAGAAGGTGGTAACAGTTCTCGTTATATTAGGAGGTCACCAAGGCCAGGACACCTTGAGTCGACAAGGACATATGATTTGCACTTATTGCCTCATATGGACGATCTCATAGCCGCCAACACTACAGCTGTTGTAGATGGCTATGGGAGTGATATTAGTATAGATAGACAAGTCTTAGTTGCCGTTGACAATCATATAGTAGATTCCGGTGACGAGACGGATGATCTTCCAGGTTATTCAAGCTCATCTTCTGAAGCACCCAAACTTCCTGCCGTTAATCAAACGAAGTTGCCACCAAAAGGTTTTCTTTCCAGGTTGAGAGAATCCGAGATCGAAGAGATAGCGGATAAACCAACCGAGATAACAACACCTGAGGTTAGACAACTAGCTGATGCTACGCGCCAGCCTTTTGCCGTAGGAATGTACAATGACGCTTTTGAGCGATTGTCCATAAATGAAAAGAAACGCAATTTTGATTCCGTTAGGGATGATATTGCTGAAATAGAAAGGACATTGCCAAAAGAAGAGTACAGGGTGCCGAAACTGCCACGCATCAAGCCCGCCTCCGAAGTGGATGACGATCACTATGGTGAAAGTCAGCAAACTTTGGCGGAGATTGAAAGACGCAATGTCTGGGCCAGTAAAGATGACGCTGTTGCAGTTAAATCTCCACCACCGGGTTATCCTCTTGGGCCAATTGAGGCTAGGGAGTTAGCGCCGTTTGAGTGGAGTAGACCAGATTATGAGCCTCCGAAACCTAAGAAGTCATTGTTTGGCAGACTCAAGTCACAAGCCAAGGAAGAAGCTAATCCTTCTTCTCCTCGCAATGACATTAGAAGATCATCTTTTAGTAGCTTTCGTAGATAGACATCTGTAGACTCACTAAGAGCCAACGCAGCGCCACTAGTGCATCGAATCCTGGGAAACAGGCACGGAGAACAAAAATCCGGTAAGCTCGGGAAGCCGTCAAACTTCCGCCGTATTGATGAAAACAACTTGGCCGACGCTGTTAATAACCTTAGCATCTTGAGTTCTACTAAAAATTAGATAGTTTTCCGCCTCTTCCAAAAGTTGCCACCTTTTGGAATGTGAGATAGATGGAGAGAGGTTGCCTTGAATAAGCAACTGTTGATGTCTGCTGGTATTGAGTCCAATGATCAAAACTCACGTTGCTTCTGACGTATACACTGCCCCTGATTCAACAGGGTAAACAAATTTGCGCCACCTCGATGAGATGAGAGTGAAGCGCGGAGTAAAGAGTTGCGTCTACTTTTGTAGGTTGCAACTCTGGGGAGTTTTGTAGTAGGCCAAAAGCCAAACTAGTTCTTCCTCGTACGGAAACAAAAACAGGTATGATTGTTCGGACATCATTGGCACTAGTTGCCAATGTACAGATGGTCTAACAGATACCCCCCCCTCTGCTCGGGTTTAAATGTCAGCG